TGAATAGCATTTATCCCAAATAGGTAGATTATCATCGGAATACGCCATCTGTAGCAGAGCCAAAAGAATCTGCTCGCAATTATAAGTACAAGCGGATGGATGTAAACGGAAAAATAGATAAATGCTGCCGATACACAATTCTCCTTAAACCATACGCACATTTCTTTTTCATGAGACGCAAATGTTACCATGCATGAAATATGAAAAAGCATGATAAACAGAGGCATCACTTCACAATAATACTTAAACCAAGTGAGTAGCTTTATGCTGTAGCCTCTACCTGCAAGGATAATGACGTTTATAATTTCGCTAACGTCCATGTCCTTAAACATTACTCTTGACAACTGTACAACACCGACTGATTGAACTAACCGATGGACTTCGTCTTTTTGTTCTTCTGTCATTGAAATACCTCCTTTTGTCTATAGTTAATTGTTCATAATTCGTTGATTTAAAATAAATGATGGTGCAAAGATACCCTTTTCTGTACAAAAATAATGAAAATGAGAATATTTTTGTGTTAAACTTTACAAAAAGTAACAATTTGAAAGTTTTTGCTAGCAAAAAGAAAGGCGGCTACATGTTGTAAACCGCCTTTTTTTTAGAATATATACGAAAGCCAACTATAACGTTTTCTGCCTTCACGGTAAGCGAGGTTCTCCTGGTTTGCATAAGCCTCCCTCTCAAAGGAAATGGCACGATAAGCCTTATGGCTGTCTCTGAGGATAATCAACCTTACAAGCCATTCGATGAGATAAAACAAGTAGAAGAACACGTAAAGCATTTCCTTCATTTGCTCGGTATGTATCTGTTCATGATTGAGCGATACATCACTGATTGGCTTGTCTCTTCTTGTGAAGAGAACCCCGAATAGGTTCACGTAACTGAAACCTCTAGGGGGAATGAATCTGTTCTTTACTATCTTCATATCTTCATCTTTTAAATAATTGACATTAATAAATACGTGAGGAACACGTCTGCAAACCCTGCTATCTCCAGCCAATACCAAGGGTGGAACTTGATGCTGCCGATATACCAGAAGCTACTGGTCACCTTGAAGAAATCAGTGGCAACAAGGTAGATGGTATATATCAGGGCTATCACGAACGTTATCCACCAGCATACCGACAAGCACCAGCCTACACAACCTGCCGCTGCCACGATAGCTGCTGTCTTATGCACAGAATAGGCATCACGGTCGCAGTAATTAGGGGCAAAGCCTACGAAGCACAAGCCTGCACAGCCAAGGAAGGCAAGAAACTGAATGCCCATGCCTGTATCGAGCAGGCAGATGAGCATAAGGAAAGCCACCGCCACCATGATCAGCGAGAAGAGCCAACCCATGTTCCGAGGCTGCTTAAAGGGAGCGATTTCGCTGCCCGTAGTAGACTGCAACTGATAGTAGGTATCGCTCACCATATTAGGGATGCCGAAGCGCAAAGCCATCAACAGTAGATACCCTCCAAGCAAGAGAAACGAGATAAATGCAAGATACCACATAAGCCTACACCTCCATCTTTAACTTGTCGGGATAGCCTGCACGGTAATCATAGGTCAGGACACCCTCAATATTATCCAACTCGCTCACTGCCTTCTTGTGCGCTGCCGTCACGTTAAAGCATTCCAGGGCATACATTTCCAATGCTGAGAGCAACTGTATAGCCTTGTCGCAGTCTACCTCCAACTGATAGCTTCCCAGCCAGAGGGTAGTCTTCTGCTGCCCCATAGTCTTGGCGATGCTGGTAGAGTTCATCAGTCCTACTCTGGTAGCCTTGTCGAGCCATACCTCCATGCCGTTCAACAGGAAGGAATTGACGGACGAAGAAGCATCGTACTTTTCGATGTAGGCAAGCATCGCCTTCTTCATGTATTCCAATGGCTCTGAGCCAAGACCCTCACTAATCTCTCTAATCTCCTCCATGCTTGCCTGTTCTCCACTCGACAAGATGTCGTTCAAGACAAATTCCATACTAGGCTTGTAGTCATACCGCTCAAGCATGTAATCACAGAGCGAGGACTCCTTTTCCTTCCCATCCTCTGTTTTTTCAACCTGCATGGTCTTAGCCCATGCTACACGATAGATGTCACCATCTATCACCCTAAAAGCCGCAAAATCGGCTGCTTCACCAAATGTTTTAACCATATTATTACAATATAATTTCGTTTTTAAATATATTCTTCATTACTACCTTTTTCTTGCTTGAAGAAATGCGGTACAATAATAAAGTATAAGTGTTAAATAGAGCACACGGCACGGACTGGTATTTCGTTATACTTATCGTCTTGGTAAATTTGGGAATTATTAACGTCACACTTCCAGGCTTTGTTGGCGTTTACCTGAGTGGAAGTCCAATAGCCGTATGCCATAGATTGACCGCCAATTTTTTCCATTGCTTCATGGATAGCATTATAATTAGCGATAGCATCCATTGCTTCGCCTCCTGCCCATAAGTAGCCTTTATTTCCATTTTTAAAGGTATAATTGCGACAATAATTAGCAGCAGGAGCAGTATAAATACCGAGTTGTGTAATAATCTTATTTGTGTTCGATTCTCCTGCATAGTCTTTCTGTGCTTCTGTAACACCTTCGCTAGTGACAATTCCAGATATAGCTAGTCCGGTATCTCCCCAAGCATTACCTGATGAATTGTGGGTTGGAGCAATCACAAATTTACTATTCTCAGTTCCAACATATACACCAACTGCCTTACTGTTGTTAGCGGAATCCCAGTTGGCAGGAAGAATAAAGTGTCCATCTGTATCATATATATATACACCAAGCGGTAACTTAGTATAAGTTATTATTACATTTCTACTTGTACTAACACCTGCTGTGTAAGACTGACTTGCAGGAGTAGCATATTCACTTATGCTACTTACACTTACAGTATACGTATTGACCGAAGGAATCTTGAACACAAGCGGTGTTCCCTTCCAAGTCTGTGTCTGGGTTTCGTTAGTCATCGTATTCTTGACGGTCACAACAACACCGTTCAGCTTGCTATCTGACGATGATACTGTACTTTTGAGCGTCACCGTCACGGTCTCATAGTAACCACCTCCACTAATCTCTCCCCACGTAGCCTTGCCGTTCGCTATGTTGTAGAGCTGATAGAATTTATATCCATGCTCGGCAGAGCTGTCCGCTACTCGGCACATATATCCTACCTTGAATGAGCGTGTCGTTCCGTTATCACTGAAGGTCAGCGTGCTTGATGTAGGAGCAGATGAGAGCGTAGGAATCACATATTCCGTATCAGTGAATTTGGCATTCGCTGGCACATTTGCATAGACGGTATGACCATTAACTTTGGAAGCATTATCCGCAATTGATGCGCTCGCTGCTTTTGCTGTTTTCTCAAGATATTTACTGTCTGCATCAGCAGTTTTAAGATATGCTGCCAAACTTTGATGAGAGGTGAGGAATCCACTGTCGTTAGTGAGCTGTGATACCTTAGTTGGTATTTGCGAAGTCTTGGCATATCCTGCGAGAGACTGATGTGAGGTAAGATAGTTACCCAAATCCACAGGTGTGCCACCAGTGGCAGGAATCGTCTTAATTACACCATTAATCTTAACACTGTGAGTGTGAGTTTTATCACTCTTTCCGCTAATATCTTGATGTGAGGTAAGATAGTTACCTCTAGGCTGATACTTGGCGGCTGCGTCAGCATCGGTGATATACTTCAACCCCTTGACCCAGCTCTCAGTTGCATATCCTGCGAGAGACTGATGTGAGGTGAGGAATGTTGCACCTTTTACAATAGCTAACGTCTTTCCGCTCTTTGTGATTGATGTCACCGCATTGCCCGAACCGCTTACGTTTATAGCATTTACGTATCCGTCAAGCGACTGATGTTCGGTAAGATAATTGCCTATCGGCTGATAGGTCTGTCTCGCAATCTCACTCGTAAGATACGCTGCGAGGATAGTTGCAACCTCCTTCTTGGTATAGGTATCGGTTATTCCGTATCCTCCAAGTGTAGTTGACTTATCAGCTTTCTGAGCGATGGCTTCCTCGATTGCCTTGTGAAGATTATCATCCTTTGCTAACTTGTCAGCAATCTCTTTTAATGTATCAAGAGATTCAGGTGCTCCACCGATAAGGTCAGCTATAGCCTTGCGGAATGAACCCTCAACCGATGATGCACCGTTAATGATGTCAATGGTGGCTTGCAAAGATGCCTCCTTTGCGGTCGCACGCTGCATTTCTTCCGTAAGCGATGTTCCTAGCGCATACTTACTGTGAGTGTGTGACGTGATGTCACCAGTAAGCACACCTTCTACCTTCTCCTTTGTAAGTTGATAGGAAGAAGAGACGGACACACCGCTGTCAATAAACTCGCCCTGTACGTCATCATATATCCACCAGTTTCCGTTCTTTACGTAAGGGGATTTTCCGTTTTCGCCCTTATCGCCCTTTACACCTTGGAGACCCTGAATACCCTGCTCACCTTGAATACCTTGTTCGCCTTGAATACCCTGTTCACCTTGGATACCTTGCTCTCCCTTATCTCCTTTGTCGCCTTTGTCACCTTTAACGTAGATATTGCTCTTTACGTAAGATTGCGAGTCCTTATCCCATGCGTACACGTAGTTGTCTTCCCCAATATACGTAGGATGATTGGCAGTATCATTAGCATTATCAGCTGCATCAAGAGCTGCCTGCTTAGATGTAGCAAAATCAGTCTCTCGCTTTGATTCCGCAGCGACACGACCTTCCTCTGCCTTAACTCTCAATGCCTCGGCATTGGTGATGGAAGTGTTTACCTCGTTGGCTTTTCTTGCTTCACTGTTAGCGTTATCAGCAGCTTCGTTCGCTCTGTTGGCGGCATCAATGGCTGCTTGCTTCTGCTCTGTAATGTCCGTGATAGATGTATCTACTCTGTCAGCAGCTTCATTGGCATTTTGCGCTGCAACCTCCGCAGATTTTGCCTTTGTATCGGCATTGGCTGCGGAATTATTAGCCTTATCAGCCGCATTGTTCGCATTTGTCGTTGCGGTGTTCGCATTCTCGGTCGCAGTATTCGCATTCTCAGTTGCGGCATTGGCGTTATCGGTTGCGGTCTTACATGCTTCGGTCTGTGTCCTGGATTCCGCAGCAGCATCGGTAGCAGGCTTCATCAGCTCTGCCTTATCACTATCCGTGAGGTCGGCAAAACGGAGACGGATGCCTTTCGGAATACCGAGATTCAGCTTATAGACAGGGTTTCCGTTTGTATCAGTACCAGAAGCCGATACGGAAGCCGTAGCTTCTGCGTCCTCGTCTAGGGTAGTCACATTGCCGATGAGGAACTGAGGGGTCTTTCCGATAAAACCACGGAAACCGCTCATATCTACAAGATAGGAGTAGAACTTCTGCCCTCGTTCGTTCAGAGCGACAACATAGAGCTTGGCGTTATCCTCATCCTCCACATTAGCGGTATTGATGAGAATGAAATCATTCTCGGCGAAAGTATTTACGTCCGTAGCATTCATTGCAGAAACGGAAGCGAATACCTTCTTTATCTGAAAAGCCTTACCAGTAAGGTTCACGTCCGTCTTGTCATAGCTATCAGTTGTCACATTCCATTTGTAATAGTAACCATCTGCGTCTACATAAGGAGGATGCGAGTAGGTAGACAATGCCTTTCTCGTTGCATCGTCCGCACTAGTTTTTGACTGTTTGAAGTCAATCTCACGCTTCTTCTCAGCTTCCACACGGTTAGCCTCGGCAGCGCGACGCATCTTCTCAGCAGATTCACGTGACTTCTCTGCCTCCGTCACCTTATCGGAAAGCACCTGCGCCTTGCTGATAGCCATCTGTGCTTTGTCGATAGCCTCAGACAAATCTACACCCTTATCCCACCAGTCGGTATCCGTAAGAGGATGACCGACACTTGTCATAGTGTTTGGGTCTACCCGTTTGCAGATATATACAGTTACACTATCAATAACGATGTAGTCGAGCAACTGATACGCATAAGTAGGACTATAGGCTGTACCCACCTTAGTTGGGATAATTTTAATTACTTTCTTAGCCATAATATTTTACTTTTACATATTATATACATATATGATTCTTGTAATACTGATATTTAACTGTCTATAGACAGACATCCAGACTTCGGGTCAAACGAAACCGTAAATTTAGAAATGGTTTTAACCTGCTCTTGCCACTCCACGAAAGTACCTTCATATCCTGCATCCCTAGCAACCTCGTATGCCGATTTTCCACGAAAATCAGAACCTGCTATTCTGTAGCACTTTTGTGATTCACCTTCTTTACGTATAAGAAGTAAGGTGTCTGTATCATTGAGCTTGTCTACTGCGGACAGCTCAGTTACATTAATTGTTCCTGTTATTTCCATAAGCTTATTTATATTTTATAATTATTTACGCATTTCTATGCGAACCGTTGAAGTAAGCATAACACCAATTCTCTCCATCAAAAATGAAATAGGTAAAAACACCTGCTCTACCTATCTCTATTTTAGTCTGCAAACTGCCATTTGAATACATCTTCCCTGTACCGTAACCACCAGAACTGTCATACTCGATATACACGTTTGACGACACTTTAGAGTAAATCAGCAAAGTCTGACCTACAACAGGACCAGCAGGCAATTTTAGTGTAATACCACCTTTCGTAACTATCACTATACAATCAGAGCTACTTATTTGCCCGCTATAATTCATAATTCTCAGATTAGGAGCAATAACTCCTCTAATAGCGCCGTTTGTCTGTATAGCCGTTGGTGTACCTGTAAAACCCTTGGCAATAACATTAATAGCCAACGCAGGCGAATCTTTTTTACTCTGTTCAGAATAAATATACTGCACTGGTTCGTATTGGGTACTATAAGTATAATTTGTTGGAAGATTCATGTTGTTATTCGAACCTTTACAGACAGTTCTTGCAGCCATTCCAAACCACACGGCATTAAAATGATTCACAGATGACTGATATGAAAACTCCGTACAGGACGTACCTACGCGAAAATAAGCAGTATCAAGCGAGCCACCTCGGATAAATAACGGGCAATACTGAATACCAGATACAACAGTTGCACCATTATATTCTGTACCCTTCGCTTGCATAATATCCCCCCAATTATCATCCTTTTTTATGCTCCATATTCCGATTTTGCTATCTCCTGTGACATTAAGCTTAGTAGCTGTAATCTCCTGAGCATTGATACCTTTAGCTACGACGTCTCCTGCGTTGATGAATTTCGCATTGAGCTTTCCATTTTGAAACATAGCAGCTTCGTCATAACCCTCAGAAGGATTGGCTTTCGGGGTTTTTACCTGTACTTTGTTTCCGTACAAGGTAACTTGGTCGCTCGTAATCTCTATACCAGCCTTCTTTAGAGATGCCTTATCCACAAGGTCGCTCTTGCGCTCTGTCCATTCCGTCATGGTTGCGCCAATTTCGAGCTTAGGCTGGGTTACATAGACGGTGGATGCAGAGGTACTATTGTTTCCTGTGTGACGGATTATCACTTCCTTAGGTGTCGCATAGCCATCATTTGGTCTCCAGTGTACCCAATATCTCGTCCATTGCCGAGACAGTATAAATACGATATTACCATCACCTTTAGAATCCCAAGCTCCACCATTACCTTCCGTGAATATATTGCACGAATTTTCTATATCACCGCTCCACATGTAACACACTACTCTTGCATCATCCACATCTGCCTTTGCAACGAACGAGAAGATGTAATCATTTCCGTTGACGAGGTACGTACTTCCGAAACGCCACCGCAACACTTCCTTGTAATCGGAAGGAGTTGCGTTTGCTTTCATTATGTTTTTAATGCAAGCGGAATCCGTTCCATATCCATTCTGTATGACAGTATCATAAGTTTCAATCAGCGTTCCACTCTTGTCGAGCGTCCTTGCGTTATCAAGCAAATTACCGCCCACATAGTCATAATCCTGTTCACTTAACGTCCATCCGTTATAATTTTCGCCTTCTTCTAACATAGGCTTGCAGATATAGCCGCCAACGAAAGAGTAACTCCTCGCCATTGCGAAGATATTTATCTCTACATACTCATACTGAGCAGCAGGTGGAACAGAAACCTTAACGGTAAACAATTCCCACTTATCGGCTTCTGATGCAGCAAAAGTCGTTCTATAGCCTGTAGGACCAGCATATCCAGCAGGACGAGAAGTGTCTATCTTGGAACCTTGATATAGAACTTCCGCTACAAACTTAATGTCATTTGGTGTATGCGTCTTGGCATAGAAAGAGAGAACATAGTTCTTCCCCTTCTCCAACTTGATGTTGCCTTGTAGCGAAGTACCACGCCAGCTAAAACCAGACAAGTAATACCAGTCCGTTCCTGTTTGTTTAGTTCGGCAATGGATGCAATTAACGCCATTAATGCCACTATTTTTCTCTATCTGTTCTAAAGGATAGCCATCATAATACCCACCGTCCATGTACACAAATCCGTCCCCATATTTTCGGCACGCACTTCCCACAAGCATATTTCTTCTGCCCACTGACTTTTCGCTCACCGAGAGGGAGATTTCTCTTGCCGTCTGTATGATAGAGCTTTTCCACTCCTTTAGTTCATTGCCTGTCGGCAAACCATCCAGCTTACCCGACATATCATTCACCTTACCCGATATTTCAGAATACTGAGAAGTCAAAGTCTTATTATTGCTATACACATGGGCTACAAACTTGGTGATATTAACCTGGAATTTTACATAAGCGTAGTGTAATCCACCATGTTCGTCTGTAATCTGAACCTGAGCATATCCATTCTGAGCGGGCATTGTAATCCCGTCTACAGTAACATTAGTTATATTCTGGATAATAACCATGTTCTTTTTTTGACCAGGACCAGGAGTGCAATTTAAATGATGGTTGTTGGTAAGCGAAAAACCACAATTGTTCGTTACATCCTGACCGTTACGATAACATTTAATCTCAGCCGACTGCTTGGGAGTGAGAAGTTTCCCTTCATCGTTAGTATCAAATATAACCACCTCTGGAATTATCTGATATTCGAACTCACTGCCGATAGTATAATTACCTATAGCTAATTGCTCGTCACCGTCTTTCTGCTTCAGAATAATATCAATAGTCTTAGCTGACGGGAAAGCCAAAAGGTCAATATAGCTATCACTCATCACGTCACTGTCCTTATACGCAAGATATTCTCCGTTAATGTATACATTACACGTCAGCGTATTATTCCACTTGCTAATAAGGTGTGTTATATTAGTTTTCTCCTGTATCTTATGAACATAGATATAGACTTTTTTCTCCTGCAACAAGAAATCTACAGTATAAGTGACTGGGGAAACTCCAGCAACGCCAGGGTCGCCTTTTTCACCCTTGTCGCCTTGCTCACCCTTAATCTTGCTCCAAGTGTACTTGGTAACGTTCGTAGAGTCTTTCTGTTCATAGTCGGTGTACTGACCTATCCAGCTGCCAGGTGTCTCGCCGTCGTTGACAGTCAGTGTCTGACCACCATCATTTGAGTATTTGATATGCAGGTAACTGGTACGTCCATCTGCACCATTCTTGCCTGGTATGCCGTTCGTGCCGTCCTTACCCTGCAAACCCTCAAATCTGCTCCAAGTGTAAACGTTAGGGTCTGTAGAGTCGTTAGGAAGGAAGTCCACATACGTACCGATATACGTATTTGGAGTTTCAGTCATCTGTGCCGCTGTAGTAGGGTTGGCTTCAGAAGAATACTTGATATGGAAATAAGTAGTCTTGCCGTCCTTGCCTGGAGTGCCAGGAATACCCTGCTCACCAGTCTCACCTTGCAGACCACGCAAGCCCTGCTCACCTTGCTCGCCTTTATCTCCTTTGTCACCTTTTTCTCCTTTATCGCCATCTTTGAGTACAGGAATATCCATAGTTGCAAGAAGCACGTCCCCACGATGTTTAGTTCCATCAGCTGTTACTGAAAGCGTATAACAATCCAGTGTAAAATAGGCAGGGAGATTCTGAGCGGCAGCATCATTCGTTTGCAAATCTGTTCTACCTGTATATGGAGAATCTATCTTAATATCCTGACAAGACGATTCCCACCAGCATTCATCAAGCACATCTTTCGTATCTCCCATCACCTTGTAGCAGCAAACAGACACTTTTGCAGTGCCGTTTTCTACATTATCACCATACAACCTACCACTAGAGCCAACACGGAACATACCGTTAGTTTCGATATTATAAAACACCGTGATAGGAGAGAAAGGTTTTTCAGGGTCTTCTGTAAACCACATGAAATTATTAGCATTGAACTTCACCTGCTCTGGCGATATAACACACGTGCAGGTCTTCCATTGATATGGACTGATAATTTCCATACCAGCAGAATCCTTTTTTCCCGTAGAATACAGTGCTCCTAAGTTATGATACATAGTGATTGCCGGAGCATTATCGGTAGCATTGTCCTCGGTCGATGTAGAGATTTTAATGAGATTACCGCGGCTCTTCCAGCATATCTGGTCACCAACTTGTACAATGACATCACCTTCCGCTGGAGCATCTTGAGCAATACCACTCTCATAGCCGTAGAAATAGCGGTTAGCTATTAAGTTCCCACCTTCATCTGTCTCCTTATCTTCAAGTTTCATAAGTATACCAGCCATGCTACCCATGCTTTCAGCAGCAGACACCTCTATGCCATAATCTCCGAATACAAGCATATTAGTTCCATCTGCCGTTACCAATTTATTTGCATAAGTCGGCACGATAGACTCAGAACCAAGAAACTTTTCCTTATTAGATAGCACCACGTAGTCATAGAGCTTACCATCATCCAGTATCTCCTGACCTACGCCAACGACAAGTCGCCAATAATATCTATTTTGCAATTTTTCATTTTTGCCAGCTTTAACATTAAAGGTCTGACAAAGTGCCATCATGCCTATACGCCACCAGTTCATGGTCCTGGTAGTACCATCATCGGCACACGCATAGCACTTATATCCTATACAATTACCATCAGCATCGAAAATTACTGACACCTTAGCAAGCGTACTACCTGCATTCGAGAATATCGTAGTTCCACCCGAATAACTTATCTTTCGTATCTCTGCGGAAGAGGCGAAAAACTTCTGTCGAACGACAATATTATCGAGGTACATATGTGACTTTCCGTCATCGCCCATATAGAGGTCGAAACCTTGAGCACCAATAATAACTCTATCTGAAGGCGTAGAGGCAGCATCATGAATGCGGTCAACAACAACGTCGGAGAGACTTGCGCCACCATTCTTATCAATATAATGCTTTCCAGACTCACCTATAGCAAGCCCTTGCAAGAACTTCTGTACCTTCTCGAAGGTGATAGTGCCGTGGGCAATATCATCTGTCAGTTTGGAGAGATACATCTTATCAGTTATACTAGCATTAAAGCCATTGGTATTACTACCACCAACCATACTAGATAGAGATTTAACCGTTTCTCCTTTTACTGCATCAATAATCTGCTTAGTATCACTCTTTGTAACTTCCAACGAATTAACAAGCTCAATTTCAACTTCTGACAGCTCATCGTTATCAACCTTTACTGAGTAGTTGCTGACAAAAACTTCGTGACTAATAAGATTTCCATCGTTATCAGAATCGCCTTGTATTTGTATTGACAGCTTTGCATTCTCGTTCAACTTGCTTGCAAATTCAGGATTCTCTTGTAAGAATATGCGAGAAAACTTAACAGGGTAGTTAAATTGGTCTGTATTGTTTTCGCTCATGTGCTTGACAAGAGCATCATCTAGTCTTTTTTCTGCTGCCGTTACGAGAACCTTTGGAGGTTTTATGCCTGTGATAACAAACAAATCTCCCTTTTGCGGTTTAAATCCAGCACTCGCGTTTGGCATCAAGATACCTAGTGTTGATGTGTCCTTCTGAACTGCAATCCATAACTCTTTCTGAGTTGAATCTTGGTTTAGCTTATCTTCGTAAGCATCGCTAGCGTTAGCAAATATGTAGTCATTCTTATCTGTGTTAACTTGCTTTAAGTTTCCATTTTCATCGACACTTACGCAGTTATAATACTTTGAATTGTCAGCACTCGGCTGTTTGTAAATCACAAATGAACAAGCAGGACATCCGTTACTCTTGATGAGATTTATCTTTGCTGATTCACTAGCCAAAGCATGAGCAAATAAGTCAAATCCAAAATCACCATTAAATTTGTGCAACTTCATATAGAAATAGCTATGAATATAATTTCCATTGCTATCCTTTACGTCACTATCTTCTTTATCAAAAGCAACATCTGCAATCTCTCCGAATAGCTGTCCTTCCGCATTTACAATTCCATTGATAGTTGGCTTTATACCATCAAAAGTAACAGTTCCTTGATGAGGATTGCCTTTCTTGTACAAGTTTGCAAACTCGTAATATCCACTACCGCTTGGCAATTTGTGGGTGTTATTCAAAGCGTAATAAAAACGCTCTGCACCTTTCGTGTTGCGATATACAGAAGGCATCAGTACTGATGATGGTGCAATCCATACTCTATCAGTAACTATTACCTTTACTGCATTATCCTCAGTTCCAGTATAAACCTTATTGAATCCATATCTGTCACCATCTTTTACAAATTGATAGTCATATTCAATGCAATTTGCCTCGCCGATTCCACTTACATTAATACCGGCATCACTGTAAGGAATATACTTGTCACCATTCCTCCATTCATATTCAGATTTTAACTCGTATAAGAACTCAATACTTCCACTAAAAGCAACATTCCAACTATCCGCGCCATAAAAGTCATTAATGCCAGCACTATTTTTGTACACCTTGCATTTGTAAGAAAACTCAGATTCTATAGATAATGTGAAATCTCCATCCTCTTCAAATGTGTATGTAGCAACACTTCCAAAACTCATCTTATTAGAGATAGTCTTGTACAACTCTTTTCCTTTGAATATATATATGCTCTTGACGGCATTACCAACGTTTGTTATATAGTCTTTTCTCGAAACAGAACTATTTAATTCATAGCTAAAATTCAAGTTCGTCAAATCTACCGACTGCCCCTTAATCGCGCTGATTGGAATACTAAACGAAAATCGACAAGTAACAGTTGGATTAGACTGATTATCAGCTTGTGTTAAGTTAGATGGGGTAGTAAATCTATCGAATGTATGCGAGCTTACATCTACACTTCCATTGTAACTTTTTCCTTCCTTGCTTTTATAAAGGATAAGAGTATCATTATATCTTGAATCTTTAAGGAACTTTGATAATTCTACACTAACTTTATCCTTGCTGATATTCTCTGTATTGAACACTGCCTCGCCAAACTCGTCATCATTAGGATAATAATATGGCAGGTTATCAGATGAACCGTAACCTGTTATCATATCAACTATCTTATAGTTCGCATTCTCCTTAGATACAGATATAAGGGCATCACTACTACCATATTTAATAGGTGTATCGGTTAAGTCGTGCTGTACCTTTCCGACATGACAAACGTTGCCAACCCAATAATAATCAAGCTCAAAAGTTGTGTTGATAAGTTGTAAAACATCAGTCAAATATTGGTCTTCAAATGATACTTCCTTAACTTCATCTGTTCCATATCCTTCGTCAACAACAACGTAATATCCCTTGTATTCTTCTGTAGGACGATACAATCCACAATATGCCATTGAACTATTGATGCGAGCAACAAACTCATGGATAGTTCCACCAAACGTGAACTTTGTCTGATTTGAGCGGTATCTGTCTTTGTTCTGTGTATCAACATCATCAACAACAACATCAAAGAACAGAGTGTTATCAAGCAATTCTCTTCTAGATGTGAAAGTGATTTCACACTTCCACATTCTAGACGAATTATCCTTTGTAGAGTTTGGTGTATAGGACGCAAAGAATCTATCGCCATTGTACTCCACGAACTCTTCCTTCTTCCATTGCAAAGGCTCAGAAGAATATATTGTAGTAGTAAGGGTAGGAGCACCACCCATACGCTTTGCATCGTATGTATATGATGATATAATAGCAGGGTTAGCTTCCGATGGGAACAAACCGATAATTTCATTACCAGTGTTCTCATCGTAAGTCAACTTCTGTATGTATAATGATTCTGCCTTCATGTTTATTCTTTATTGTTGTCTGTATTCTTTGTCCTTGCGGTAATCTCAGCTTGTTTTTCGGCACGTTCATCTGCCTCTTCTTGCTGAGTCTGCAATCTTACTTCCTCGTCAGGTGCAGAAATAGTATTCTTTTCAACACCAGTCTTAGTAGAAATCAAACCTGCACCGCTCAATGTACAAAGCATCTGATTCCATGCACTTTCATCGAATGGCTGCCAAGGCTTAAATGATGTACTGATTCTCATCTGCTTAAACTCAGTGATAGCAGTAGGATTCTCGCCGCTTGCAACCAACTGCTTTGCCAGTCCTTCCTTGAATAGTCTTGAATGTTTGCTAACGAAATTCTGCCATTCAATAGCTGCATTACTAGCCTCCTCAATATCCAAAGAACGCGTCATTTGAATTGCCAAACCGCTTATATCGCCACTAGACTTAATATCCTTCGGCAAGATAAATGTACATCCTGTAGCAATCTGCAACTGGTCGAGAATTGATTGCATGAACTCAATCATGTTCTGTGGAGAAGGTGGAGTTTTAAACTCTGCGCTGCCATTTCCTTCAATGCTTGTATCATTCAGGATGATAGAACCAGCAATCTTCTTTGCGGTTTCATTGAGCTTACCCTTGATATAAAGGATTCCCCATCCGTGACGTTTTTGGATGACCGCAAACAGATTATAGATAATCTCGAATAGCTCGATAAGGTCTTGACCGTTATTCCAAGCAACATCACCACGCTTTGTAACAAGTGGACTCTCCGAGAATCCATGCACCTCCTTGCTTTCCAAACACCATCCTTTCAGTACTTCGTTTGTATCAACGTCTTGAACAAATACATCTGTAAAATGATAATGATATGTCTTATCGTATGCATCAATGTGTCTTACATTGTCCTCTGTACGATAATACACGCAATCAAGAAGCGGTTCTCCGTTATCGTCTTTATGGGTAATAATCTGATAGCCATCTTCATACGAGAATAGCCTACTTTTTACTTCGTTATCCTCATTCATGTAAACGAGTAAGCCCACATCACCATAACTCTGCTGAATACGTATAGCTTGCATTTCGATACCATCCTGATTTGTCTCTTTCCAATGCCACTTGAAATCGGCAAAGTTCTTTTTGAGTTTATCAGTCGGATTGCTGTCATGCAAGATATGGTTACGTTTATTACCACCTAAACAAAGAGCCTTCTTGTCAACAATACGCTGTTGCATAGGAATGCCAAACTTCTTAAACTCAATCTCACAATAACTGCCATCATCAAGTTTACAGCATATAGAAGGTAAATTCGTATCAAATAATACCCTATGAGAATAAGGGTCTAATTCCTTCGCAAAACGCTCTTGGCTAACAACTATCTTGCTGATATTCGGAAGCTGTGCCTCTTTACGGAAGTTTGTCTTAATATCTGAACCATCAGAAGAATCATTGATGGTAATAGAGCGCGAACCCCTCAAAAACGGCTTTTTCAGAAGAAGTTTCTGAGGATTCTCCAAAAAATCATTGATTATGTCTTGTCTCTTTCTACTCATCGTTATTGTCATTTAATGATGATTCAACATCGTTGTTATTTTTCGCTTCGCGATTCTCTTGCGGGTCAATCAAACCGTAATGTCTGCAACAAGCCTTTCTTGAAGCCCAATAGTTACATTCTCTGTTGGTAGTAGGACAAACAATATCATGTTTGCTTGGCACTACGATGATTCGTTTCTGCTTCTGTGACTCTTCCATCTCAAATTTATCATTCAGCTTAACGCGAATATCAGTCTGCATCTTCAATGCGTCCTTCGGTTCAAGATTTCCATCACTAAGAGCTTGGTCTATCTTGTCGAGCATTTTAAGAAGCTCGTTTTTGTTCTCTTCCTTGGTGATAGCGTTGTTGTTAACATTGCCGATACCGAAAGGTTCTAGAACATCTAGCAGTTTCTTGAATCGTGGAGTTTCGTAGAATTTCGCTGCATCCTTTTCACTCTTACGATAAGCAAGACGATATGCTAAAGTCTTATCTTCCAATGCGTCACAGAGGATAGCGAACGCAATGTCTTTCTCATCGCATTTATCCCAGTCAATCCGCACGGATTCAAGAATCATTTTTATATTTTCTTTTTTCAGCATATATTCTAAAATTAATAGTACAACGTATCATCATAAATGCTCTGTGCATTAGGATTTTTCTCTTCAACTTCCTGTGCTGCGAGTCTGAACCCTTCCTGTAGTTCGCTACCATACTCCATATTCAAACATGGGTACATTCTCATTGCGCAAGGGTCAACCACGTCCATAGAACGGTCTTTTCCGAGATTTCTGTTCATTTCCTTCTTGCTCTGCAACTTCTTCTTTCCACTCTGCATCTTATCAAAGCGAACTACCGCGCATTCTTCCATGAACTCATTCTGTATGGTAACTCTGTATTTGAGGTTTTGATGCGTGTAAACCGCATTTGCAACCTTATCAGAGAATGTAAGCTGTCCTCGCTTAATCATGTAGCTCAGTCGCAAGTAACATAGGTCTTTTATTGTCATTGCAGACAAGTAATAAATTCCCATTGCCTTTGCTGCTGATATATATGGAATAGCATCAGGTATATAGTCATTGAAATACCTACCTGCCGTAGCATCATAGATAATATGGCTTTCTGCTACTCCCTCGCTCGCCGCGAACAGCCTAGCTCTTTCTGCATTGATTCGCGGTGTTGAATGCATAACGATTTCGTAATTGACAACGTGGAATCCATTCCACGACAACATCAGAGTATTATCCTTTCCGTAATCTGCCAAGTCGATTGTTATCCACTTGTCACCATTTACGGCTGGGTCTTTTATGAAGCAATCTCTTGCCGCTTGGCTTGGAATCGGTATATCCTCATCCTCTTCTGGGTCAACATTGAAGTTACCCTCCATAAGAGCTTGTGCCATTCTGCCGCCCGATGCAGCTACAGAACCTAAATAGCCAGAGTTGTTTTCAAGCATCTTCTTGTTTGAACCAAGTTTACCTTGATAGAAAACAAAACTCTTAATCATTACTTCATATCCAAAGTTGCCGCCAATGGTTTTAAGCTTTCTGTCTATATCTATTTTACATTTCTCATAGACTTCTCGCTTAGACATCCCCCAAACAACATCCTTAACAGTCGGTCCTGCACAATAGAAATATCTGACTACACCATCACGCTCTGGGATGATAAAACCATCTGAACCAATATACCAATCAAGAAATATTCTTGTCCAGTGGCTACGCTTCGGGTTAAGTGTTGCAAAGAACTTACCTGTAAACGTCTTGCTCTGACCTCTGTTTCGAGTCATGACGTATGAGAAAACTTCCCAAGTCATCTCCGTCAACTCGTCAATCGCAATCAAATCGTACTCCCATCCTTTCGCGCGCTCTCTCAACTTATCCATATTGGAATCGTCAAGATACGTCAAATCGACAAACGTTCCATTCGGAAATGTAACGCGCGGATTCTCGCTCTCTCTGATTTTTACGAAATCAGCTCCGAATATCTGTTTGAACTTCTCTACGAATCCTCCACCTGCTTTTTGATTACCAAGTGAACGGCGTGAAATCATTGCACGAAAATCTGGGTCAGTCATTAACGGCTCTGCCATCGCAAGTACAAGACCATACGATTTGCCTCCTCCGAGATTTCCGCCACCGAAAACCACATCGACATTACTGCTTGCAAAGGACATCTGGAAGCCCTCTTGTGGTCTGATTTCTATATCTTTATTCGTGTTCATGCTGCAAAGATACCTAATTTATAATATATAATAGCGTGAAATTAATTCTATATTGGTTACGTAACAAATAGAGTTTCTAAAAACCTAAAAATCACCACATTATTTAATTATCTTTGCAGCAGAATTTTAAAAATTAGTAATATGAAGTTTACAAAACAACAACTTTTAGACACCCTAAAAGCAAAACTCACTGCAAACGGAAAACACCTTTCCATCAGTGAAAAGACAATCAAGAGTTTGAGTGACTCCCACTTTGACCTCTTAGTTGGTGAAGATACAGAGTTAGATGATTTGGTGAAGAAGATTTTGCCGCAGTATGTTTCCCTTAATGGCAACTACGAGAAGGACAATGCCGACTTCATCAAGAAATGGAACGATGAGCATCCAGACACCAAGCCAAATCCAAAGGATGATGATAAAGAGCCTTCGGCTGTTGAAAAGAAGCTTTTGGAACGCTTGGAAGCTCTAGAAAAGAAGGATGCTGAATACGAAGCATCTAAGCTTGTATCACAGAAACGTAGTGAACTTCTCGCCAAGTTCAAGGAGAAAGGTATCAACGATAGTAAGTGGATTGACAAGTACATGAACAAGTTGAACCTCACTAAGGACTCGGACATCGAGCAGGAATTTACCGATGCGGAAGAGTTTTACAACATATCCCACGTAAAGGGCGGTGGTACTCCAGGCAATCCAAGTGGCGGTAATGGAGATAAACCTATCGGTGCTGAACGATGGGCAGGCGTAAACAAAATCCTCGGTACATCAAATCCTGCTGGCAAGTAAATTCGGATAACATTAATTATTAACTCTTTAAGGTAAAAAGATTATGTTGGATAACTTTTTCACAAGACAAGCCAATGGTGGTGCGGTATTCACTGGTCGCACACTCATTCAGGCACATGGCTCTATTGGAGGTCATAAAAATGTCTTCGTAAAGCTTGTAAAGGGCAACAAGGATGCGCTCTGTTATCCTACCACGGGTGGCATCTTGAAGAACCCATTCAAGGGTAGAGCGAAGATTTATGCAGGTGACCTCGTTGAGTACACACCTAACATTAACAACACTACTGGTGCAGAGGTAAAGATTTTGAAGTTCTATGAGCTGGCTAAGGAAGCTACTGAGACAGACGTAACCTACAAATTGGTTCGTGACGGCTATCACCACATACCGTATGCTGGCGATACTATCATGGTAGGACAGAAAGATTTTGCCACACAAGCAAAGGGTGTCACTATCACCAATGTGGAGAAATCTACCGATGGTTCAAACGATATTTGGCTCGTTACAGTATCAGAGACACTTGGTACAGCACAAAAAGCTGGTGACATTCTCGTAGAAGCAGCAAAAGCAGGTGCAAAAACGCTTCCTATGGTTACTAATCCTAATGCTTACGCAGACAAGGATATGGATTTCTTGTATGACGCGAATATGGAAGGGGTTGACGACTTGGAGTATATGCTTACTCCAGCGTTGGCACAAGAAGATACTGTTATCGACCTTGTAGCTATCGGCAATTTGCCACCAGCAGTTCTCGCTCTCAACAAGAGCCGTGTAAAGACTTGGTTCTGGTTTAATTAATCAGACCAAGTAAATGATAACGAACTTATTTTTTTGTAATTAATTGTATTTAGGATATGCAAAGATTTGACATTAACAACTCGGATTGGGCTGCACTCTTCCGTTCAAAAGATGGCGGTAGTGAACTGTTTCAGTCTCTCGTTGACAACTCAGACCTCCTTAACATGGATGAAGGTTGGGCAATGACACAGGGACATATTGCTGACGCACCTACTCCAACAGCGGATGATGGTTCTGCTACTTTCCGAATGACTTCACATAAGTTGGAAGCTGCACCAGTCATGGATATGCGTGCTCCTCTTGGAGACTCACACCAGATGGATGCCGAGGGTGAGGCAGAGTACACTGCATCTATCCCAGACTTTATCGGTCGTGGCTTTGTAGAGACCGCTGCACAGCGTATCTACAAGGAGAAGCAGTTTGCTCAGTTTGGCAACGCAGACCGCATTATCGCTCGTTGGGTACGTGATTACCTCGCAGTTGGGTTAAAGTCAGCAAAGGCTACTTTGAACAATACCACCGCGCAGTTGGAGACAACTGGTAAGATTGATTACACTGGTCTCGGTGCTGGTATCTACGGCAAGCTCTATGATGCTCGTCTTCCAAAGGGTAATTTTCAGAAGGCTGGTGCAAAGGCTTGGACTGCCGCAGATTGTAAAATTCTCACACAGATGCGTAAGTTAGAAGACGATTATCGTGATAAGCGAGGAGGCTACGATGGTGCTCTTACTTGGAAGATGACAAAGAAGATGTACAATGATGTATTCCTTCAGAACCAAGAAGTACGCGACTTGTATGTTACTTGGTGTAAGGCTAACTATATCGCATACGTTGAGGGTATGCCTATCACTAACGAGCAATTCTTGAAGTCATTTACAGACATTCAAGGTATTTCTCCTATTGAGATTGTCGTTGAGAAGGAGCGCAACAAGACACGCACAACCGACACATTTGTCAAGGGTTGGGCAGATAATCGCGTTGTTCTTCGCCCTGCTGGTGATGCAGTAGAGTTCAAGTACACCGATGTATTGGAACGTGACGTATTCGGTAGCGGCTATGGTGCAAGTACTATTGATACCACTTTCGCAACCATGCTCAACGGTCTTGTTACAGCAATGAACACCACAACCAACAATGGTCGATTGAAGGAGTGGCACACAGACGTGATGATGTCTGCTATTCCAGCTCTCATCTCATTCACTAACCACGAGATTATCCACACCGAGGTAGCTGGTGACGGTGCAGTATCTTAATGGTTAAATACTCACAATATACGATAACATTTAATTCATTTATCTCTCAATGGCAGCATCGAAGTTTGACATATTGGACTATCTTAGCGGCATGACTAACTTTGTCTTTGACAAGTCGGCATTAAACAATGTCGCTTTGGATTGCGGCGTTTCTGATGTCGAGTCTTATTTGGACTTGACAGAAGAACAGAAAGACAGATGTAAGATTGCACTCTTGGAAAAGATTGTATTCGGTGTCTATCAGACAGCATCGACCACAAACCAACATGGCGCATATACTCTTACGGTAGGTGCTCAGACCATTACATCGGCTGCATTGTTGAGCATCAAATCTGAACTCAAAAGACTTTACAAGAAGTATGGAGAGGACGAAAAACTTGAAGCTCTCAATGAAACCGATGGAGAGGTTAAATGGATTAAAGAAACAGATTGGTAAGCTATGTACACTGACAGAAATGCTTTGGATGAATATGCCTATCATGGCGTGTTCTACCGCTCGGAACAAAAACCGAAAGAAGATGGAGACCTTATCGGAAGCGATGGGGATATGTTAGGCGATACTGATACTAGTGCAAGTGAGTCAGAAACAGAAAATGTAGAAACTATCATTTTTGAAACTGATTGCGATATTCAGGAAACCAACAAACTCTTTAATTCGGGTGTTGTTACGCTAGGATATACAATCTATTTTCCGATGCCAACGAAAGAAGGAGAAGACGGAAAAGATGAAGAATATATTCCTGAAGGTTTGAATGCAGGCATTCGTTTCCGTGGAAAGATGTACGGAATGGACGTTGACGGAATGGTTATTGGCGTTTATCCGACACAAATGCACGGATGTGTAGCTTACATCAAGGGTACTGACATTTAGTTTTTTTCATCATAAGGTAAAATGTATTTAGGATAACAAGGTATGGCACAGAGGATTAATCGCAGATTATCTCGAATTGAGAATTTCTTTTCGATGCTTCTTACTAAGGGAAAAATCTCAGACAACATATTTGTCGGGGAATTACCACCTACAACTAGTAAGAACTGGGATGATTTTGTCAATGTGGACGTAGGTCAGCAAAGAGATTATGGCGGTTATTCTTCTGGCTATGCTAACATTTATCTTTATGCAAGACCAAAGGGAACTCCACTTAGAAAGAATGTAAAGTTACTTGATAAGATGGAAGGTGTTCTTGACAAAATCATTGATGAATCAAGAGACGCAAACTATACAATCAGTACATTATACCGTAATAGCGGATATGACTCAAACCGTCAGTTTCATTTTCAGATGATTTCTGTTTCGGTTATTGTACGTTAATTATTTCATTTATTTAGGATAACAATTTAAACTCAAACAATATGGCAACGAAAGTTACAAGTACAGGCGCAAGTGCAATCAAGCTCTCTAAGCCTTCACACATTATTGTTCGTCCGTTCAATGGCGATGCGGCTGGTGACGATTATTACGATTTGGACGATGTTGTTCGCGACACCACATCTATCTCTCAGGACGATAACGATACTACCGATATTGAGCGCGAGACTTCTGATACTCCTATCATGTCTATCGTGACAACTGGTAAGTATCAGTTTGCTGCCGAGGTTGCAGATACTCAAGCTCCTGTATTGACTGCATTGTGCGGCTTTACAAAGGGTACTGATGGTAAGATTTACGCTCCATCTGGTTACAAGCTGATGTATGCAGAGGTCGCAGTAGTTTTTGACAACGCAGATGGTACTACACACACAGCATTGATTCTGCCTAAGTTGCAGCTCAATTCCAAGACAACCATTGAGTCTCTGAACTCTAACTTGGCAAAGGTTGCATTGGCTGGCACAGGTCAGTTGGTAGAAGTTAAAGATGGAAGCGTAACTCGCAAGACACCATTCTACATTGACCCTGCATACACATTGCCAACTGCTAGTGTATAATGCAGATTCTTCAACAATTCTCGACTATATACAAGGGGCGGCGGCTTTAATGCTGTCCGCTCCTTTTTAAGTTTTATCATTTATGGCTGAAACATTATACAAAAAAGCATTAAAGCTTATTACGAAGGAATTAGACAAGGATGCAAAGAATGTGTTAAGAGAATGTATTCAAGAAATTACATACACACATCAAACGCACAACCTCTACGATTCTTACGGATATGGCATTTATGTCGAAGGCAAGCTTGAAAAAATAGGTTACTTATCATCCTCTCCAAAAGCATCCAAAGGCAAGAATTGGTATGGAGAAGAGATTAAAGGTCGTGAAGCGATAAACGAATATCTCAAAAACGATTATTCCCCTAGTGGAGTAATTGATTTGGCTGTCGTTGCGACTATGCCCTATGCTAAGATATTGGAAGATGGCGGTGGTAATCTGAAACAATCTTACAGAGTCATTTCTATGTCGTTTCAAAAGCTACAAAACCTATCCAATAAGTATAATGGAACAGTAAGTGTGATTAGAAAGTAATTCATATATATGGGAAAAGTATATAGAGCACAAAAAGACCCGAATAAGGCTAAGAAACAAGCTATAGAAGACGAGAATAAGGTGTTACCTAGTTCTCCTTTGTCTGATGCGGCAATGGAACGTCTGGCGCAAATTATGAATGATTCTCCTACAATTGTAAAACTACAAGGTACAGAGTGGGAGATAAGAGCATTGAAGCCTGGCACTCAATGGATGATTGCAGAGGAGGCTTGCAAGATAGTCAAGGGCGAAAACTTATCAATGGGTGACGTTATAAAGGAGTTTGCCATCAACATTCCATCGGTGGCAAGAGTAATCACACTATCCTTGCTCAATGACAAAAAACGCATTGATTCTGAGGAATACCAACAAGTTTACGACCAGTTGCTTTGGGGAGACTATGACATCAAGGATTGGGCAACATTACTCGTTGAAATTCTCAATTTGCTAGATGTGGATTTTTTCTTCGCGAGTACCAATGTGATTCAGACCGTCCGCAATCAAGCTCTGATGAGGAAGAAGCAAGCAGCCGAATTATCCCCTCACGAACAGAATACGGACAAATGATAGATTTCTTACGTGCCAACACATGGTGCTCGCAAGAAGAATATAAGTGGAGAATGACCGTTCCGCAGATTCGCCTTGCGTCTATGGATTTTACTCATTTAGAGAAGATTTCGTCAGACAAAGACGAGAATAAGAAGAACGACAAATTAAAGAATGCAAAGGTAATCAATGGTGCAGAGGATTTACGAAACCTCAATGACCTTGGAATACCTATTTTATAAATTCTTAAACTTTTGAATTATGGCAGATTCAGCATTAGGAGCAGCTCTAACCATTCCTAAAAGTGCGTTAGATGCAATAGAACAAGCAGACAAGAAATTGAAAGACATACAAGATACGGCTAAAAATACCGCGTCTAGTGTAACACAATCTTTCAAGGATATGTCTGTTGGTACTAAGCCGTTCCTTGATTCTTTAGACCAAGTTATAGCAAAACTCGCAACAATCAACGCATCTGCTTCAAATGCAAGCAGTGGTATCTCAAACGTAGGTGCGAGTGCAGGTAACATGAACAATAACATTACGTCAGCAGCACAAAACATTCAAAATATGGTAGCACAGCTATCTAAGATGAATGGTTCTGGCACTAGTGGTATTATGCAAGCGGCACTTGCATTTCAGAGATTACAGGAATCAGCAAAGGGTGCTAGCGGTATGAATATTGCTGAGTTAAAGCAAGAAATTGGTTCTATTGAAAGTATGTTGCGAGATACAACACAAAATCTCACCAAGGCAGACCAAGATGCACTTATTAAGCGAAAGAAGTCATTACAGGATGAGTTACGATACCAGCAGCAGATGTATAATGAACGTGCTGTTGCTTTTCAGAAGGCTCTTGATAAGATGGTTAGTGCAGAACAATCTTACAACAACAAACAGAGAAAGGCATACGCTGATAGAGCAAAAGACTATCAGACGAGAAATAACAAGGCAAACACTACATATCAAGGCGCGCTTGATTTCTCTGCTTCTGCAAATACGCTCAACCGCCAAGTACGCGCTATAGAATATCTGAAAGAGGCTCGTATGAAGTTGTCTCAAACCGATGCTGATTATAAGCGAAAATTGGATATTCTTAATGCTGCAATTGAGCAACATAACAAAAACTTGAAAGAGGCTGGTGTTAATTCTCGCGCGTTGACAGAACAAACATCATATATGGCTGGATATATGTCACGTTGGGCACAGCGTATGGCATTTGCATTCTCAGTGGGTTCTGTCAAGAATTTTGTCGAGCAGATTGCATCAGTCAGAGGTCAGTTTGAACTTTCAGAGCGTTCACTCGAAGCTATCTTGCAGAACAAACCAAAGGCAGACGAGATTTTCAATAAGACTGTAGAACTTGCCGTTAAATCACCTTTCCGTATCAAGGACTTGGTGGATTACACACGACAACTTTCTGCTTACAGAATTGAGTCTGATAAACTTTATGATACAACCAAGCGACTTGCCGATGTTTCAGCAGGTCTTGGCGTTGATATGGGAAGACTTATCCTTGCATACGGACAAGTCAAGGCTGCTGCATACCTTCGCGGTTCTGAGGTTCGTCAGTTTACCGAAGCTGGTATCAATATGTATGGTGAGTTGCAACAATACTTCAAGGAAGTTAAGGGAGAAGCGTACACGACTGCACAGATTGTTGATATGATTTCCAAGCGTAAGGTTACATTTGAGGATGTTGAGGCAATATTCCAACGCATGACCGATAAGGGTGGAACATTCTACAATATGCAAGAGATTCAGGCTGAAACTCTCCAAGGTAAGATTTCCAACTTGAAGGATGCTTTCGATGTGATGCTCAATGATATTGGCAAGGCTAACGAAGGCACAATGAAGGGGATGGTAAGCTGGGGTACTTCTATGCTTGATAATTGGAAAGCACTTGCAGAAATAGGAAAAGCTCTTATACCTATTCTTATTGCTATAAAGGCTAACTCTATGTTTGCAAAGACTAGTCTCGGACAAGCTTTCTCGCAAGCATCTGGCACAGGTATCGTGAGATACAAAGCTCTTTTCGTAAATTCCTTAGATGGAATGAAAAAAGCTCTTAAAGATTTTGGCGGTCTCGTTAAAAGTTCATTATCAGGTATCGGCGTAGGTCTTGCTATTTACGCTGTAGCAGAAGTAATAACTACTGTTTATGATAAGATTTCCAAGTACAACGAAAATGTACGTAAAGCCGAAGAAGAAACAATAAAGGCAAAGGGCGCAATAGGTGCTTTGGCTGGAACGTACAACGACCTAGCAAATGCAGCCACAAATGCAAATGGCAAATTAGAAGGAAAGGATTTAGAAAAGAATGTCGAAGATAGACGTACAACGTTACAAAAGCTTATTGATGCCGCATCAAAAGACGGACTGACTTTCAAAATCAATGTAGATACTCTCGATGTAAGCCAGCTTAACACTACTTTCAGTAAGGTTGAGAAAGAATATAAAGATTTCATTGATAGTATTGAGGTTATCAGAAGAAATTACGCCAAGAATGATGCTTGGAATACTTGGTTTACAGATGGTCTTGATGATGATGCAGGCGATTACAAGGATGCTGTGATTGATGCTCTCGCAAAGTCTTCGCAAATGGAGAGAGTTGTAGCAAACATTAACGCAAACTATAAACAAGCCACTTCGACCACGAAGAAATACTTTGATGAGATACGTGCAGGTCAAAAGGATAACGAATCCAACATTGACTATATGACACGTATGTATGAGTTGATAAAGAAAATCAACATAGCACAAGGCGGCAGCGACTATAAAATGCCATCTTTCATTGGTACTTCGCAAGCTGATTTCAATGACCTTATCCGTGCAATGAACAGCGTACAAAATAAGGCGCAAGAATTGAACAGCGAGTTTGATGCTGTATTTGGAAACCTAAGAAAAAAATATAGCAATGACCCTATAAAAATACAAGGCGTAATTGACAGAATTGCGGCAGAGCGCGATTGGAATCAATATGAGAGAGACCTTGCTTATAGACACTTTGGTATAAATGTTTCCATCAATAAAAACTCGATGGAGAAAGAAGTAAACTGGGTTGATGATTATCTCTCTGGTTTCTTTGCAAAGAAAAAGTATGGCATCAATCTCGTTGTCAAGGAGATTACAAACGATAAGGCTCTTGAAAGTTTCCTTGAAAAAGGTGATGATGCGGCTAAAGCTGCAAAGAATTGGCGTGAACTCGAAAAACGTTTGGCTTCCGTAGGAAAGAACACGAAGAAAATCAAAGTTGATGATTCTATCCGAAAGATGTTCAAAGCAGGTGACCCACGTTTAGGTGGAAACACTATAGATGTTTCAACTTTGCGCCAAATGGTTCGCGAATACAAGAATGCTGCAACTGCCACCGCAAAGGGATTAGGAGTGAATCCTTTTGAAAAAGAAGACAAAAAAGCAGCAAAAAATGCGGCAAAAGAACAGCGTGATATTCTCAACGAGCGCATTTCTCTGTTGAAGGATATGAGTTCTGAATATCAGAAACTCATTAAATACGAAGGCGAAGAGCAAGCTACAGCCGATGTTCGTAAGCACTTTGCGTTGGCGGCAAAGAATGTTGGTATGAATATAAACAACTTTATCCCAGACCGCCAGACTATTGCAAAGAAGATTGAATATCTTGCAAGCCAATATAAGGAACTCGGAAAACGTGGCAGCGCATTACGCAACGCCACTGAAATCCGTCTTGATATTGATGAGGAATATTTCAAGCAGCAACTTGATGATGCAAAGAACAATGCGCAAGAAGCATTCTCACAGCTCGATTTGTTTAAGAAGCTCAAAGGTGAAGGTCTCTCTGATAGCATCATCAAAAGCATGTTCGGTGACTTAACCTCTTCATTCGATGATGTGCGAAAGTCTATTACAGATGATTTTGAAGCAAAATGGGGTAAAGACCAGACTAAGTGGGGTGATGATGTCGCAAAGGAATACACGTCACAAATGCAGAAACTTGATAAGGAAGTCTATCAAGACCAAGTTAATCAAACACAAGAGCTGATTAAGGCATACAAGCAGCAATTGACAGACCAGCTTCAACTCGACAGATGGTATATCAATGAGCGTTACAAGCTGCAAAACAATGCGAATATTGCCAAGAATCCTGAGTTGCAAAGGCAGTTAAAGGAAAACTTGGATGCCCAATACCAGCAGAAAACAAGCAAGAATAACTGGAAAGAGTTTCAGAACTCAGACATGTATGTTCGTTTGTTTGATAATCTAGAGCAGGTTTCATCAAAGGCTCTTGCCGCAATGGCAAAAAGATTGCAAGCTCTTCGTGTTGATTTGAAAAATCTAGATCCTAAAGATGCAAAGTCTATTGTTGAACAGATTAACAAAGTCAATGAAGTTCGTAATTCACGCAATCCTTTCAAGGCTTTCACTAGTGGACTTAAAGAAATGATTAAGGCTGGCAAAGACTTAAAGAAGTCGGGCGGCGTGGATAAATACGTAGAGCTTAACGAACTTAGAGCAGATTTGACGAGCAAATTACAGAGCCAAAATGCCTATGTTGAGTCTTTGGAACATGAGTATAACGAACTAGCAAAGATTAAAGGCGCGGACGAAAGCGTTGTTGCAGCCTTAAAGTTGAAGTTGGCAACCAACAAAAGCATTCGCGACTCTTTAAAATCTCAGTTAAACCTCACCGATGAGCAGATTGCAAAGCTCGGAACGATTATGACTGAGGAAGAGCAGGCAAAAGCAAAGTTCTCAAAATCCGTGACGGATATTACAGACGTAGTTTCCACAATGGCTAACTCGTTTAATGCTCTGTTTGAGGCACTTAGCGGTTCTGATGCAAATTTGGAGAACACTCTGGATATTGTCAGCAGCATCGGTCAGGCGGTCGGTTCGTACTATAGCGGAAACTATGCAGGTGTCGTATCGGGCGCAATGGGCGCGCTTACGGGCGTAGCTAAGCTCTTTAGCAACGAAGGAAAGATTGATAAGGAAATTGCACGCCAAGAACGCGCTGTAAATTCCTTGCAACACGCTTACGAAAAGCTTAAAAAGAGTATGGACGATGCCTTTGATACGCAAAAGCTCTACGAATACAACCAAAAATCGGTCGATGCCCTTAAAAAGCAGCAGAAGGCGTACCAAGCAATGATTAACGCAGAGCGCGGTCGCAAGAAACCTGATGAAGGTAAGATTCAAGAATGGGAACAGCAGATTGATGATTTGAACACAACAATCCAAGAATTAGGTGAATCTATGACAGAAGCACTTGGCGGCTTCGGTTCTCAGTCTAACTACAAATCTGCTGCTGAAGCTTTCTCGGAAGCGTGGGTAGATGCTTTCAATGAAGGCAGTGATGCACTCGAAGCACTCAACAATAAGTTTGACGAGTATTTCAACACAATGCTCACAAAGCAGTTGATGAATAGAGCTACTTCAAAATACATTCAGCCTATCCTTGAAGCATTCGACAAAGCGGTATCTGAGGGCAGCGAAGGTGGAAACAATGGTCTTGACGTTACCAAGAAAGAACTCGAAGGTATCAAGGAATTGAAAGACAAGAATCTTGCATTATTCAATGAGTATGCAAAGAACTTGATGGATGTTCTCAACGTCAAGCCTACTGGCAGTTCAAATATATCTGCTTTGCAGCAAGGTATTCAGTCCGTAACGGAATCAACCGCACAGGCTTTGGAATCGATACTCAATTCACTCAGGTTTTATGTAGCCACTCAACAAGCAGATGTCCGCATCATCCGCGACACTCTGTTAGAAAAGCTCGGCAATAGTATCAACGCGATAACACAAGATACATCAAGCAGTCCTGTACTCATTGAGTTGAGATTGCAGACAACAATACTTACTGATATTCGCGACACTCTGACCAGCTGTGTGAAGGGCGGTCACAAGCAAGGAAGAAATGGTATCAAGGTATTTATGAATTAGTTTTCTGTGTTCTATACATAAAATTAGGGCAAGCTCGGTTTCACAACTGAACTTGCCCTTTTTAATCAACATAAATATAACTAAACCTTAACTAATATAAAAAGTAAAATTACACTTTATGTCTGTGTTGTACCGCCGTACACTCTAAGAACTAGAAAATAATATAAATATTCTTTTTTCCAACTTTGCTATTTAAATGAGCTGTAAGGCATTATTTCAGTTCATCCTTACAACTATTCCACTCTGACACATAAATCGTTCCTGTCGTCATATTTGCGTCATCGTAGCTAATGATTTTAACATCATTATCCTCTCCGTACTCTATGAGGTCACATTTTCCTTTGCATTCGATGCGAACTTCACTCTTTCCGCACACGTAAATGCGAGTAACCATATTCTCTGGAACTTCAATCTCCAAATCCTTGCAGTACGCGACAAGAATAATCGTAGAGCGCACCTTGACAACTCCATGAGCACCTATATACATTTCGCTAGTATATCCGTGCTCATTACATTGGTAGAATCCATTGGCAAACTCACCAAACTCTTTCAAAAGATACTCTTTTGACAATCCCCATCCGAAAGCTATAGAATCAGCCATAAACTCAATTCCGTTTGAATCAAGAGCCATATTTACCAATTCTCGCTTACTCGCGGCAGAATCCCATTTACCCTTATACTCTCCGCACAATCCCAGTCTAAGGGCATTGCGCTTCAACGTCAATAATTCATTGCTATTCCCCATACCATTCTCTCAATCTATCGTTAATTAAAGTGTTCACATACGCATAGGTTTTATCGTACCCGACAAGCTCGTGGCACTTGCGGACACAGCGCATAGCAGATTTCTCATTGATGTCCGCGCGCTGTGCGATAACGGCATAGGAAAAACCATAGCGATTGTGTAGAACGTCAAGAACAAAATTTCTTGCTACCGCTCTCGCAAAAGGAATATTAGTGTTGCCGACATATAAATCATCTGCATTCACTCCTTCCTTTTCCTCAGTACTCATAGCCGTGTTCACTTGTTCGCAAACCATCCGCTCTACCTTATCCATCGTATCATTACCTAAGTATATCATAGCCGTTAAATCTTATTTTTATCTTTATAAACGTAACCTACCGTATCACAAGGGTATTTGTCATCTGGTGACAATACACCTGCATCTTCCATCTTTTGCCTGAAATCCACAGAAACCATAGGCACTAACTTGTGTAATCTAGAACCATCGGCGGCAGCCCAAATCGGCTTTAGATATTGAACAGGATTCTTAACCTTTACACCATCCCATTTGATTCCATTCTGAATGAATGGTATAAAGATACCGTCTCGCTTCACTCCGTTAGCATCACACATTCTTACAATCCTGTAATCTCGGAATAGTCCGTATTTCAGTTCTATATACCATTCATTATACATAAGCTATTCCTTTCCTTGATTAAGAGCCTCGGCTGCTTGCTCTGCCAATATTGCCTGCTGACCGTGCTCAAAGTTCTTCTTCAAGTCTTCCTCTGTCTCTTCGGAAACTGGAGTATTCATTACAGTTTCCAACTCTTTCTGCATACGACCGAGGTAATCCATCTTGTTCTTTGCGAACTTTGCAGCATCATCTGCATCAGTGAACGCTGTAATAGGATGAGTAATGTTGGCTTCTGTGATGATAACCATACTATCAAGCATATCTTGATAAGTAACATCAGTTTCAGGGAAAATATCATTCTCTTTCCCCTTTACCTCGTTCTTCATCGCGACAAGATTCTCAAGCCACGCGAATGTTGTAGTGGTAAGCGCGTGCCCTTCCATATCAACACCGCCCCAACGCTTAAAACGTGCTTCAAATCCAATGTGTGTGTGGAAAATAGCACAATCCTTCAAAATTACGATGAAGAAATGACCGAAGTCAGTAACGCTTTCAACATCTTTTTTGTTGATTCCGACAACAACTTTAAGCAAACCTGCATTGTTGTCAACAGTCTTCTTTTTTGCAATTCTAGCCATAACTATATATTTATTTTTTGTTCTACAATCGTTTTGTACTCGAAACTAATGCAAGATGGATTCTCCTCAGAAGTAAACCTAACCTCATTAGGGTCATTGCAAACCCCATCCTTGAAGAAGAAACAATCCTTGCAAGTGTAATCAGTCTGTTCCATGTTCCTTACGTTTTTGATATTCCATCAATGTCAAGATACAATAGTTAGCGCAGTCAAGAAGAGCATCTTCCAATGGCTCGTTAGCAACTTGCGCTTCATTATCCTTCAACGTCTTGATACGATTCACTTTCTCTCGTATCTTTCCGTAGCCGTAGTTGATACCAAGCTCATCATACATTTCGGAAAAAGCATTCCCATAATCACGATTTTTCTTGATGTATGTATCATGCAAGTTATTGAGAATATTTCCATGCATTTCAATGTCGGAATTTATATCTATTTTATGATTATCGGCAACTGGTGCTACTATATCGAACTTTGTACCAAACATCATAATATCCGCATCGCTAAAATGAGCGAAATACTTGTAATCTGTGCTAACAGATGTACATATATAAACATCAGCATCCTTTCTATCGACATTGAACAGAATAGGGGTGCTGCCGCCCTGAATACCTATCGGGTCAAAATTGCATTTTAAACAATCATTTCGTGTGATGTAAAATCGCAGTCCAACCTTAATATCTTCTTTCTTAATCATAAACTATTTATTTTTACTATTCAAACAAAAAGCTCTATGAGCCATAACGTCTGATGGGTTATGAAAAAGGATAATACAAAAATCACCATGTTCTTTTGTATGAACATTTTGCAAACCACATTCTTTGATAAATCCATTACCGCTAATATAAGGGTTAAGAATCTCGCGAATTGCGCTGTTATGGCTTGGCTGAACTATAATAACACCACCAGTTTCTCGAAGTTCTTCCAGTTTCTTCCACTGAGCTTCTATATTTTCGTCTCCATAGAATAAATCATAGCCATAAGGCTCTGTGATTTCTCTATCTATTCCCATTCCCAAAGGAATGTCAATTACAATAATCGGTTTCATAAGCTATTTCTCCTTATCTTTAATTTCAACGAAATCACCAATGCCCAAACGAGCCTTGTTGATGCAAGACGCAATCCAACCCATCAAGTAGGCAGAAGGCTCGCCGCCGTGTTCCAAGTCAGTATATTCCTCGATGGCATCGCAGACGTGAGAAGCTTCATGGCAGCAATAGTTCATTGACATAACCTTCTGACACGGAAACGATACAAGAACGCCGCGCCTTCTGTCGCTCTTTCTGACAGCATCGGAATACGTAACGCCTCCGTAATCAATATCGGGAGCCTTGCACTTGTCAAAACAGGAATCTATCAGCTCTTTCAAGTCTTTACCGATGTGTACCCAAAGTTTCAAAGGGTAGATTCCGTTTTCGTATTCGTAATAGCCTTTCTTCTTCATATTCTCAACTATTTTTGTTTTGATACAATCTCGATAGCAGACAATAATGTCTTCTCGCTGATACCTTTTCCACTACCAACACCATCTTCCTCTATCTTCTCAATAGAATTTTTTATAGAGCATACTGCATCATTTATGCTATCTGCACGACTCATTGCATTCTCGATTGATGATTGTAGCTCATCGAAACGTTTGTCTATATAATCCTTCAACCTTTCTTCGTGCTCTATAATGTTTATAGAGTTTGCGATTTTTGCATGCGTCCAGTTTTCTTCTACATATACATAATAATCACCTTTTATATCATCGTGAGTCTTGGAAGACACAACCCTTAGACACACGAAATCGTCTCCATCCATTACTGCATATACACCTTCTCCTGATGGGTATAGTTCGGCTTTCGCCTTATCATCCCTACTCGCTCCTTGTTTGTAAGCGACCTTTCCTAAAATATTAACTCTAATCTCCATATCTCAACTATTTATTATGTAATCTACCAATATGCCACTTTGAGCAAACCTTGCATAAGTAAGGATGCCAACCAAGTGCCTTCAACCTCGGAATCTGATTCAGAAACTCCCAAGCATCATCCTCAGTCTCGTATGCGACCTTCGCCTTCCAAGAATGAACTTTTTTAGTCCAATGTTCGGGGTCTGGTTTGAACGGCGGCACTTTATTAGGATTATGATGATTCTTTCTCATAGCTCAATGATATTAATGCAACTATCATCAACTGTGACATAGCAACCAAGCGTCTCGCGTCTGTAGCCACCGAAATCAATAAGTATCTCAGAATCTTCGCTTGCGCAAATGAACTCTTTGTTGGCAATCAATTCATCCTTCGTGATGGTTTTCTTGACCTCACTAAAATATATTCTTCCAACCATAGGTGCATTGATAATGCCGCCGACATTTACAACATCATCATCTGATGTTATATATATGATAGGCAAACTACCGTCTGCTTTCTTAAATTCCGTATTATTTAAAAGCTCTGCTTTGTTCATAATTAGTTACTTTTTAGTTGATGATGGTTTGCGACCACGTTTCTTTGTTGTGTCGCGCTTGCTAGCAGTGTAATCCAATGACGATTTCTTTGGTCTGCCTGGTTTTCGCTTTACAGGAACAACTTCTTTATTCGGCAACTGCAACGTCTCACATTCCTCATCTTCGCCAAATTCGTTCTCAAACTCTCTTCCTTCACGCTTCTCAGAATCGGCATCATAGGCACGCTTCCACTTGCGCTTGGCAACCTTCAACTGCTCTTTCTTGAATGCTTCTGATTCCTCATGAAGCTTATCGTAGTCTATCTCAGGTGCATCAAACTCACCTTCAACACTGCATTCGGAAGTTTTTTCAACGTCCTTTGATTCCATTTCCTGATGGATGCGGTCTTCATCTGAAATGTACGGCTCATCATCAACTTTCTGCTTATGACTGGCATTATACTCGTCAATGAACTCTTTTATTTCTTTCTTGGAGCATCCATCTTTCTTCATTTCTGCCAACTCAAACTCGAACTTCTGACGTTCAATGTCCTCAAATCTCGTTCCGTCCAAATCGCTTCCCTCATTGAGTACGTTGATTTTCTTGTTTTCCTCATCAGCTTTCATCTGTTTGTCAATGGCAATCTCCAATAATGCGTGATTAACGTCCGATTCCGTCATTTCATCGACCTCATAAGCCATAGGGTCTTCGCCAAGCTCGTTTTTCAGAAAGTTCTTCTTTGCTTCGATGCATCCGCTCGGCAAAAACTGAGCCTCATCAAGATACATATAAGGATGAATGCTCTTGATAGACATGATAGGACTCGGTGTACCGAAGTCTTGCAAAAGCTTCATGTATTTGTCCGCATTCTGCTGATAAATGCAGTAGCATTCCTCCAAATTGCGCTTCTGAACAAGCACAACAGCCATTATCCAGAATGGGTCTTTACCATCCGTGTAGCGTTTCGGCAATCCCTTCGTCTGCAACGATGCCGCTTCCAACGCCCTATCAAGTGATTCTTCCTTTATTCGCATATATTCTCAACTTTTAAATGATTACAACTCCTCGGAAGAACCATCGCTAATGGTATCGTCTTTCCTCAACTCCCATTCATCGGCAGTCATAATCTCCCAATGACCGCAAACGTCTTGCGCCAATACAGAACCGCGCTTCACCTGCTTGTGAGCACCTGCCATATTGACGGCAGTAACGCTATAAAGCATATCGGTAACGTCCAAACCATCATCGACCGCATCTGTTGCTTTCTTGATGTCTGTAACGATAGGGCAGTCGAACAATGCCTTGATGTTTTCGCCCTTGACCTCAATTGATGTCTTGTATTTGTTCATAATTCGCATATATTTTAAAGCATCCACCGACCGTAGAAGGAACTCGAACCTTCTGTTTGCCTAGACTTGTATCTAAGAGACACGTCCTACCGCCTTGCGGATGCTGTTGTTTCTATTTTCCTCCATTCTTCAACCAATCTTCAATCGTGGTACTGTCACCATCAAACGACTGACCGAAGACGTTTACCAACTTGACCGAACAGAGCAGATACGGAATGTTCTTGATGTTATCCGTTGATGGCTCTGTAGCATCCTGTACCAAAAACAACGCTTTCTTCTGTCTGTAATCGTCATACCAGAGAATCAGCGCACCCTCCAAGTAAGCATACAGACTATCCCATGCTTTCTCGGCAGCTTTTATCTGCTCAGTAACGGAAAGCTCGGTTGTTCCGTCAACATCATACCCGAACACGCAGACTGACAACGTAGCGTTGGTGCTCTCATGTCTAGCATTCGGGTCAACGAATACTCTCAACGCGTCACTCTCAGGATAGCTCTCGGTATATACGCCCTTCTGCTTACCCTTGGAGTTCAATCCGTCCAATGACTTGTAGCGGACAGAACCGCCGCCGAAATCATCCTCCAGACTCTTGCGCAATCCGTCTGCCTTCCAAGCTCCCTGCTCGGACTTCAAGTAACGCTGTATGTAGAATTTCTTTTCTGCCATATTCCAAAGTCGGTAATTTGTAAATCAAACATTTATGCTGCAAATATACGCCAAAAAAATCAAGCCAAAATGAACTTTACATAGTTTAACAAATTGCAAATTTGTACCATTTTCCCCATATCCCCAATTAAATATATGTTATCCGCATAAATCAGATTTTTCATATTGAAAATTTAACATTTAGAGAGTAGCTAACACTTCATACTCCTTTCTTTTCGGTTTTTCTTTATATCCTGAAAGGATATTTCTTTTTATCTTTTCTTTTCTAATTATGATTTTTCATTTTATTTATTATGCAAAAAATAAAAATGTAATCCACACATAGCAAAAACAAACACTAAAGCATAAAATAGCACTACTTTTCCGCAAAAACTAAAATGGCTAGAAATTTGCGTTTTAAGACGCTTAAAATAATCTGGCGATAAACTACACTACGAAGCTGCATAAAACGCTACCTGACGCACAGAAATAAGCAAAAGTAGATGCTATGAAACTTTATGCAAAAAGAAAAGTAGATATGATGTTCTCAAAAATGCTCAAAATTCGGTAGAAAAGCTGAATTGGAAAAATCGAAGTATTTTACAAAAAAAAATAAAAAATAAAAAATAAAAAATTTCGGACGAGAGCTGACCCACCCTGCGAGTGCCAAAAACGGGGATGTGGGGTAATTTGCCCTATATACCCATAAAACACTGAAAATCAGCGTTTTATTTGCGACAAAAACGGACGTTTTCGGGCAAAAACGGCAAAAATGCGACTTTTTCGTTTCTGTTTCTGTTTTCTGTAAATTATCCAAAATAAGAGAAAAAGCAAAGGAACAAAAAGTAAAAAGATAGTACGTTTGTATCAAAGGTGCTGAAAAACCCGAAATTCCCGAAAAGTTTTCTATTTATCATAATATTATGCATAAACATACATTTCAAACTTGCATAAACATTCAAAAACTTACATAATGTTTCACACACAAATTTTGTGAAACAAAAAGCGAGTGAAAACGAAAACAGAAAAAAGACGGCTGCAAACGTACCAATAACTAAAGATAGTACAAACATACATATAGAACACGAAAACGGCTGCAAACGGCAAATAATACGCTTTTAGACGTTTCCCCTATATATAAGGTACACGCACATATACATATATAGAAAACGGCTGCAAAGATGATTTTTCGGGCTGCAAACGTGCAAAGATAGGGCAAAACATATAAAAGCAACCAATAGCCCCGATTTAACTTATCATTTTGCAAAGTAGAGATTACAATTAGTGTAAAGAAATAAGAAAATGCAGTTATTTTCAAGAAAAAAGCGAGAAAAAACGTAATTTTTTGCTTAAAAGTTTTGCTGATTCAGAAAAAAGCCGTACCTTTGCATCGCATTTAAGAAATAAGGATGCTTACTTAAGACATAGGAATCCATATATAACAATGCTTCGTTCTTTGACTTACTTACATTTAGCACAATAAAATCTATCTTATATATTTGTGCGCTTGACTCTTATCATATACGTATTACGTGTAATACAACATATTAGATATAAGATGATAGCAATACCAAAATATAGGATATACGGATAAAAGCTAACAAACCGTATCAAGTGATATGTTGATGATACTATATAGTGTATCGATTATTAGGTTTGTTATTTTCCGTCAAGGTTAAAAAACGGAAAAGCGGCTGCATGCTGATTGCAGTAGTACTAATTATGAAAGAAGGGAAACGGATAGGCTATTATACGGAAGGTAGCTACATTATTACTTATTATTTCCAGCGTTGAAACATTCTAAGGTGAGTAGTGAAAAGTTAGAGTAACGAAATGAGTTGAATGATAAATGAAAACCAAATACAATAATAAGTAACTGTTATATGTAGGCGAAAACCTCAGCCGTTGGCAATTAGGCGGATTAATTGATAGCCACAAATTAGTAACTTAAAATTTAAAGCAATATGATGTACAATGAATTTATTCAGCGTGTAGGAATGGAAGTATCATCTTCTGAGTTCGAAATTATCAATAATATGTATATGCTTGCAGATGTTGATAAAGATGAGTTTTGCAAATTGTGGGCAAAAATGAACTTTGCAAGAATCAAAACTGCAAAGGAGCAAAAAGCAAAGGAGGAAAAGGAGGCAAAGGCTATAGATTACATTATAAAGATACATAACAAGTTATCCACAAAGTTAAACAAAGATTTTATGGTTAACTTTAATATGTTGGCTATCCACGTTATCGGCTCTGCATCTTACAAGAAATTAGTAGATGCTATGCACGTATGCGGAATTATTGAGATTGATGAGTTTTGTCCACTTGGTCATTACGTATCAACCTTGGACAACTCTATAAATGAGTATTGGGATAAGGTAGCCGAAAAGCATATTTAGAACAAAAAACCCACTACCTTAAAAAAGTAGTGGGCGAATCAAATTAAATCGAAAAATCGAAATAACTTGCTTACTTAAGACGGTTGCAAAGTTATTAGTTTTTTCCGAATTAGCAAAATTAATTAGTAACTTTTAAATATTTTAGGTATGAAGACTTATAAAACAAATTATTCAGTAGCTGTAAATTGGTGTAATAATGCGCTTATCCTCTGCAACAATATTACAGAGATAGACCCATCTGTTTATGATAATATGCGCTTTGAACTGTTTGATGAAGAAGACGGAAGTCAAAGAGATATTTATCAGTTGTTCATTACAGATTGCACCGATGAAGATGTAGAGTACCTGGAGCAAACATTTGGCTTGCTTTTCACTTATTCGGACTTATTGGATAAATATATTCTTTGTGTAGACCATTTCGGCACAAGTTGGGACTATGTGGAATGGGAAACTACAAACGAATTGGCAAAAAGAGAATTAGGAGAAAAGAAGTAACTTAAACTAATTGGAGGGCTATATATGACAAATAAAGAGATTGAAAGCTACAGAAACAGCTATAAGGTGGTTAATGGTATCGGCTTTTGCCGTGTGAATAATGATATAAACGGGAATCCCCGTTATGTAGTTCATTTTCTCGCTTTTACCACTGACGAAGAAATGAGAAACGACAATTTAAGCCAAAGTCAATTGTATGCAATTGCCAAAAAGCGTGCAAATGATTTGGGCTTTTCTGTTTATCGTGCTAATTGGTACGGAGGCGGTTTTGTCGGGCAATCTTATTCTTTGATTGATACAGCAAACAAAATTAATGAGATAGTAAACAAGTAACTAACAATAACCTTTGCACTCGCTTATTTGTGGGTGCAAAGGTACAAATAATATAAGGATATGAAGAATATTAGGATTTTACGCATTATTGATATTTTGGCGGTTGAATTAGGAGATTTACGTAATATGTTAGAGTCTGCTTGTCGTGCATTTGATGAGGGCAAAGTAAACGGCTGCATTACCCGAAAGCGAGTACAAAAGTTAAATGAACGTTTTAAAGTAATCACAAAGCGTATTGTTTCCTTAAATGATGCAGTAAAAGACCATTACGCAAAGGGTGACAATTACTTTTTGAACACTTCAAAAGAAAGCATTAACAAAGATTATTCTAGTTCATTAAATATGATTAATTGGGTATTATTTAATGCTAGCAGTTCATACGGATGGCTAAATAGTTTGATTAAAGATTAATTTGGATATGGATATAACAATACCTTTCGTTTTCGCCCTTATATCTTACGTATTAGGCATTATTGTAGGGCGCAATTGGAACAAATACGTAAAAGAGTAAATAACCTTTTAAAACGCAAATAAAATGAGAAAGATAGAGCAAAGAATGGTTAACGCTATAAATAATAAAGTTAACTACAGAGAAAGTAATACAGAAGTAATTATTAAGGGTGCAAATGTATTTGTACGTTTGTATGATACATATATATATGCAAAAGTACGTGGCAAGGTGTATTTTTCCGATGGTGGTTTTAATACGGCTACAACTAGCAGCCGTTTGCGTGCGCTTGGTGCAGACTACAGCACAAATAACAAATTGTGTGGCTGCAAACTTACTAGCCAAAAGGAAATGCTTAATTTGCGTTATTACGGCAAAAAGACAATATCATAAAACATATTGGATAGGTGCAAAGATAGTCGGTATCTCTAGACTGTTCGATTCAGTTTGCACCACAAAATAAGTAACATTAAATAATTAGCAATATGAAAGAATTAAAGAAATTAGCATTAATACTTCGTGCTTTGGGTATTACTGCAAAGGTATAAAGCGAGCCTATTTATTTTGGTAGCGAGTTAATTAGTGACAATATATTTTGCTTTTGCAAAAAAGGTAATGTGTGCTTTGATGTTTGGCACGAAGAAACAAATAAATTTGAACTGCATATTACCTATAAAAATACTTTGGTATATGATACTTTATATTTGGATAGTCTATTGCAAGTTGTTAGCGAAATAACTAGTACTATCTCCAAATTTGAGGATTAAATAATAGAGTGTGCGCCCTTATATTTGGTTATTGGTACAATTTGCTAACTAGCCAAATATAAGGCTATATAGAGTAAATAAACGGCTAAATTTAGAAAGATATGAATAAGATAGCTTTGAAGAAATTTGTTATTATAAGATATTTGGATAGTTGCCACAAATACCCTTATGGATATGGAAAATATACAGAGAGTGTTGGAGATTTTCGACTAACATCTTTAATAAGTGATATTATAGACTACCATCATCCGCACAAAGATAGCATTTACAGGGATGAGGCAAAACGGATATTAAAGTATATAGACACAAAAGACAAAAAGTATTTGGATGGTGCTTTTACATCATATTACAAAAAGAAATTAATTGAATATATTGCTTAAAAGTTACTATAGCCGTGAGTAGTTAGAGACTACCTCCAAAAGCGAGATTTGGCACGGCACAAATAAAGATAGGGGAAAAGGAAATGAAAAAGTACAAAGTTATTATAGCATCTGCAAAAGATGTGAAGTTATTAAACGACAAAATAGCTACAGATAGTTTGTTTACAGTTGGCGAGACAATTACAAATAACCCTTTGCATGTTGGTGTAAATGTAGTAACTGATAAGCGCATTATTGATAGTGTGAAGGAGTTAGCGCATAAACGTGGATATTGCACACCTAAAAACTATTTGTCGGTTGATGATGAATTGTGCGGTCATAAATATGCAATATGTAGTAAGCATGTTAGTATTGGATGCCGTCAGTATATCGAAATGGAGTTTGATAAATTATCAAATGCGATAAATGGTATATGGACATGGAGACGTTCAGGGCTTAATTACGATTACTACATATTAGATACTGATAACAACAAAGTTTTGGATTATTAAATACAACTTGGATATGGGAACAAAGGAAAAAATAAAGAATTGGTTGGAGGCTGAATATAATAGCCTCCACCTGGAACATGTAAGCGAGCAAAAAGAAAGCGAGTTAAAAGATAGATTTATTCGCTTTTATTGCAAGTTCGATAAACGACTGATACGTATCAAGCGTGAAAAGATAAGCGTATCACCGATTCAAAATGGCGGTGTGCGCTTATCATTGGTAGCTTGGGGAAAATGCTATGGGCAATTTTACGAAGTGTAACTTTTAACAATTGGATATATGACTTCAGAAGAAATTAGAATGCTTACCAAAGATGAATTTGTAGCCGAATATGAACGTACCATAAAATGGTACAAAGAGCACAATTGGAATCGTAATTTTAGCAAATACGCTGAAATGTTTTGGATATTGTTCGATGATGGAGTAAATTCCTATATGTGGGCAATTGATACCATTTGCAGTTGGTTCCCTGAATGCAACAAAGAAGAATTGGAAAAGGAATTGGATATGTATATTTAATAGTAACTAATATGAGTGAAAAAGAAATGAATTTGGCTATCTTAAACAAGTTGTATGAGATAGCCGATAAGGTTTTTAATGAGGGTGTAAATGTAAAAGAAGGCAATTACACCGCATCCGATTTGGCAAAGATGAAGGATAGCGCATTTAAGGATGGCTATTTGAAAACTGAAACGAAATCATATAAGAATGAGTGTAATAAACAAGTAGAAAAAGATTGCTTTATTGCACCGATGGCAAGTGTAAATTTGCTATCTTTCGTTTGCTCATTCTGTGTAGTACAAATTTTTGCTTTGGTAGCTAAGTTTGAAAAGTTAGCTAGCATTGGTAGTAAGAAAAGAATGTTTATCAAGCAGAAAGATAATAATGAAGTACTTTGTACTATTAAGGTACTCATTAATAAATACTACTCTAAGTTATCTTTGCACTGTGCGAATGATGATTTGCGCCCTATTATGAGAAATGTATGCTTGGATGTTAGAAACGGCAGGGCAGCCGCTAGCGATGGGCACACGATGCTAATTAAGGGCTTGGATGTGGTAAGCACGGAACATTTTGCATACGATTACAATTTGCCTTTGGTAAACGGAAAAGACTTCAAAAAGATGTGCTCATTGGCAAAGTCTGGTAGTACACTTACTTGCAAGTTGGTACGTGAACCAAACGGCAATACATATTGGGTATCTGAATGCTGTGGATATTACTCTAAGACTGAGGCAAACAGATACGTAAATTACTCTTCAGTATTACCTAAGATTAATCCTGATAATCTTTGCACCATCAACGAAAAGATTTGGAAGGGCATTTCTAAATGGTTGAAGAAAAACAAAGGTTTTAATTCTATCGGTTTAGTAATAATCAAGCATAAAGAAAATGATAATCGTATTACATTCACAATTAACGGAATGTATGATAATCATGATGGTATTGAGATTTCTTGCGAGTGCGGAAATATACCAAACAAGAATTTTGCGATTGGATTAAAGGTTGATAGTCTGCTGAGATTTGAAAACTTTAATTTTGCACTTGGAAGATATGCTAACGAGGCTTTGGGGTATGTAGGTAGTTTGGAAGTTGGTATGATGATGCCGATGTATATTGATGATGAGTATGACGGATTCAAACTATCTGATGGCTACATTGGTGCATACGATTATTGTGGCTTTGCGGAATCTTTTGATATGCCTACAAATGAGCCTACAGAAGACGTTATTCCTGCAAAGGTGGATAATGTTACAACTGAGGAAAAAGAGTGCGCTACAGAGGATAAAACAGAGCAAACAGATTTCAAGCGAGATATAACATCAAAGATTATCATTTGCGGCATTCCATCTTATTATAAGGATAGCGCACCTGCAAAGGATGTTGCAGAAACAAAGGTTGATGCACCCGATGCACCTGCAAAGATAGTACCATTGGATAAGCATAGCAATAAATTTAGCTTTGATGCTATCGGTGTAAATGTAGGCGATGCACTTACCTTCATTGATGGCACAAAGGTTATTGCAGCAGAAAACAATAAGATTATATTCTGTGGAGAACTGTTTACATTGTCTGGATTCTGCAAAGAGTTTATGCCCGATGATAAGCGAACAAAGAGTAATTCCTATCGTGGATGCGCTTTCTTCTTTAAGGATGGTGTTAAATTGGAAAAGCTATTCAAGGATGCGCAAAAGAAATCATTGGTATCAAGCAAAGAAGAGATTGCAGCCGTACCTGATGATACATTGGATAGCGTGCCAAATGAGCATCTAGCGAGCGAGAAATGCACCGAGCGGACAATTATACCATTGGCAAAGGAAAACGCCTCAGAGCACAAAGAAACGGCATCAACCGCAAAGGTTGTGGCTATCTCCATCGGTGTTCCTTCATGCTTGGATATTCCACCGAACAATATGCGGTTGGATATTGCAGCAAACAAGCCGTTAAATGCGGCTGTAGGCGATTGTTTATGTGGTGTTGGCAAAGTAGTACATACGCTACCTTTGCCACCTCCACGGAGCAAAGGAATGAGTGAATTAATAACATATACAAACTTTTATAATACATCATAAAATGAACGTAAATCAATTAAGAAAGGCTATCAAGGTAGCCAAAGCAGAAAGTAAGGTAATT